CGTGCCCGCGCTCGCCGCGTGGCCGTCTCCGCGCACTCAGACCGCTCCGACGGCCACGCTCCCCCTGGCGCCGAGGCCGCCACTAAACTAACATTACAACCGGACCACTCGATGGGGGCCGATCACTTGTGCCTGCGTGACTTCCCACCCGAACCGCATCAGCAAGAAGAAGCCGCCGCGGTCAGAGCTGCTGCCGCGCCACACGGCATTCTGGGCACCATTGACTCCGGCCGAGGAGCCTGCCGCGGCGGCCGACGCATAGATGATCCGCGGGCTCTGGGTGAACAGGCTTGTGGACGACAGCGCTGCCGCCGTGGCCGTGCCGGTGACCGCCGTGGTGAGACCGTTAGCGTTCAGCGTGGTGGTGTTGACGTTGGGAAACCACTCCATGTAGCGGCGTCGCGCTGAGTCGCGGAGGTCGGCGCGGCCGCAGAAACTGAAGACGCGGAAGGCATTGAAGAAGGCGGAGCCGTCCGGCGAAACCTTCAACAGGAAATCATCATCTCCCAGGAGGCCGAACAGCGCCCTCGTGCCGAAATTATCCTGGAAGATGAAGCCAACGTCCTTGTTCGCCGCGCTCTTGTTGAGCATCAAGCGCATATCGCCGGTGGCGTCCTTGTTGAAGAGGACGCCGTCGGCGTTGATCGCAAGCCAATTGTTGGCATCCGGCGCGCAGTTGATGCCGATATGGCCGGTGGTCTTGTCGATGATGATCGCGGTCTTGAACGCCGACCCGTCCGGCGAGACTTTGATCGTGAAGTTGGCGTCACCCAAAAGGCCGAACAGGGCGCGGGTGCTGAACGCGTCCTGGAAGATGAAGCCAGCGTCTTTTGCCGCGGCGCTCTTGTTCAACGTGACGCGCAGGTCGCCTGTGCCGGGCGTCACGTCGTCATGACTTAGCAGGACGCCGTTTGATTTGACCGCAAGGCGGTTGTTGGCGTCGGCCGTGGTGCGGACGCCTAGAAGTGCCAGGTTCTGGAAGGCGGAGATGGCGGCAAGGGCATCGACCCAGGCGGAGCCGCTCCAAGCAAGCAGCACCCCTTCATCGACGACCCATGCGACCCAACCGACACCGGGGACAAAGAAGCGCCAGGCGCCGTCGAGCCAAATGGAGATCTCGTCGGCGTGCCCCGCCCAGTCGCCCGTCGGGCTCGCTGCCACGAGATAGCGGGCGCCTTGCGCTGGCGATACTGGAGGTGTGGCGAGGTCGCGATCGAGCACGGCAAGCTGAACGAGCGCGTCGAGATCGAGTAGCGCCTCGTTGACGGTGACGTGCTTCTGCGCCTGGTCTGCCGCAAGCAGCGGCAGACCTAGATTGGGAGTCGGCATTGTGTTCTCTCAGAGAGTTGAGACGATTTCCGCGAGGAGCCCGCGGCCGTAGACGCGGGAGATTTGGGCGACGCGCCAAGTTAGCGTCGCCGGAAGGCTCCCAAAATCCGTCGTCTGTTGCGCGGCGGTATAGGCCGCGCTCTGGCTCGTGACGCGCAGCGTCCGGACGACGCTTGCGCCGTTGAGGATCAAGACGTCATATTCCTCGGTCTCTTCCCCGAGCGGCACTTCGTTGAGCCAGGAATCGCCGCCGATGCGCGTCCGCCTGGTCCAGGAAAGCTGAATGTCGCCCGAGCTGTCGCGCGCCGCGTTGAGGTGCACCGGCGCGAACGGTCGCAGGCCATTGCCGGTATCGGTGAAGACGATCTCGTCCGAAAGGTCTCCGGTGGGACCTTGCGGCACGGGCGCGTAGCGCCAGGTGATGGGGATGCCAACGCGTGCGATTGAGAAGCTCGGCCGTGGCTGGCGCCCTGGATCGAGCATGACGAAGCGGCTGCCGATCGGGTGCGTGATCATGTCCTGCTCGGTCCCACGCTGGCCGCGCAAAAGCCGGCCCAATCGGTAGAGACTTTCACCGATGAGCTCCGCATTGGCGAACTGGATGATCTCGCCGCCAAGAAGAGCGGCGTTGGCGCCGGCAAGCACCCGCTCGTCGGCGAGGCTTTGCAATTCGCCATAGTCGAGCTGCACCTCAACGGTGTTGACGCGGTCCCAGCGCCAGAGCGGGCCGGGCGCAAGCTCGCTCACGGTCGCGCCCATGACGGAAGGCGCCGCGGCCGTCGCGGCCGCGATGTAGTCGAGCCCGTCAGCCGTCGGCTGGAACAGCGTCGCGCCGCGGAAACGGCCGGGGCCAATGGGGCACGCCGCCATATAGAAGCTCGAGGCGGATGCCTCATGGCTGTCGATCATGATCGGCATGTCCAAGAGCTCAACCCGAATCGGCGCCGGAGGCTCTGGGGCCGAAGGCGGAAGCTCGCCAGAGCCCGTCCCCACCGTCACGAACTCCGGCACACCGCCGTCTGTGGCGATGCCGCGCACCAGCACGAGACCCGGGCGACCATAGGTGACGCTTGTCACGAGCAGCCGGCGCGTGACGCCGTCTACAGGCACATCAACGAGATCGGTCGGATCGAGCTTGAGCCAGCGGGTCGGCAGCTTCAGGTCAAAGGCCTCGCGGCCTTGCCAGATCTCGCGCAGAGCCCGCTGGCCGATAGCTTGTGCCTGCTCGATCGTAAGCACAATCGGCAGCGAGAAAGTGGTAACGCTCTCGGAGCGGCCGATCTGCTTCCTGACGGTCGCGGTCGAGGACTGGTAGTCACGGCCTTCGTCGATGTGCACGATATCGATGGCGATCGGCAGTTCGGTGTCCTGGGTGCGCTCTATGCGGATGCGCGAGCGATCACCGTCGCCTTCGCCGGCGCCGAGGTCTTCGGCGTCGATCGAGACGATGCTGCCGGTGCCGCGCTTCTTGAACACGAGCACTCCACCGGTCTCTACTGCATCGAAGAAGTGCGCGGTTTGCAGGACCGCGATCATCTCGCGCACGCTTGTGCGCTCGGTCACCACATAGCCGACCACCTCGTCATCGAGGTCATCGGCGTCGAATTCGTCCGCCTCAAGCCCCGCCATTTGGCAAAGCTCGTTGACGATGTCGGAGAGGCGCATGTTGCCAACCTTGCCCTGTATCCAGTGGCCGAGCCGGTAATTGGTCCCGTCGGACCAGACGCGCGTTAGCGCCGGGAACCACGGATAGGGCCGCGCATCCCAGGTCCACACGAACAGTCGCTCGACCATGCGGTCGCCATAAATCGGCGAGACTGGGTTGTTGGCAGGATCGACCCAGAACTCCTCGGTCGCCTCGATCGCGGCGCGCTGCTGCACGCGGTCCACGGACCAGTTGGAGTAGTAGGGGGCGAAGCTCTCGCTCGATTTTGGGTCGATGAAGACGTTGGGCTGGTTGGCCGCGCAGTTCACCGACGGGAAGCCATACTCGGTGAACCAGATCGGCTTTGACCGGGGCACCCAATCCGTCGCTGGACCGGTGGGGATGCCATTGACGCGCGTCCGATGGTCATTCGCCCACCAATATTCGAGGGCCTTGTAAGCGTAGAAGGGATCGTCGATCAGACTTCGCTGTGGATCGAAACCGCGCCGGGCAAGGTCGCGGTCCTCCGCCGTCTCATAGAAATAAGAGAAGAGCTCGCCACCCGCCCAGCCGGCCTTCAGCACCTCTTTGTCATAGACCGGCGCGGGCGCATCTGTGATCGGGAAATAGGCGTCGATGCCGACCACGTCGATGTTCGGATCGCCCCACAGCTCATCGAGCGGAAAGCGCACATTACCGCCGCCGAGATCGTGATAACGGTACTCGGTCCAGTCGGCGGCATAGGTGACGAGGCAGCTCGAGCCGAGCGCCGCCTTGGCCTCGCCGGCGATCTGCCGCCAATAGGCAACGGCCGGATAGACGCCGCTCCCATCATGGACGCGATTGAGATCGCGCATCTCCGAGCCGATGGCGAAGCCATCAATGCCGCCGGCTTGCTCGCATAGGTCGATGCAATGGCGCACGAAGCGCAAGTAGCCATCGCTGCGGGTGAAGAATCCCGGCACGTCCGCCGCCTGCCCGCTGATCCGCCCGCGCCAAGGGAACGGCGCCGGGTCGGGCGGCGGGATATCCATCATGATGAAGGGATAGAAGAGGACCTTGTAGCCGCGATCCTTCAGGTGCTGGATCGCCCGGATCACGGCACCATCAGCGATCGTCCCCCCATAATAAAGACCGATCGAGCCGTCCGGCTTGGTGAAGGTCGAGACTTGCGGCCAAGCATCCCGCTCTTGGCCCATAACCGACCAAATATGCGGCGCTGTCTCGCGCGGGTCCCACGAATTAAGGTGCCATTCGACTTCCGGACGGATCGCGCAGGTTGCTACATCGACCGAGGTGCCGAACCAGGCATAGACGAGGCTGATCCATTCGACGTTGGGGATTTCCCGGGTGAGGTTGTCGATCGCGACCTTGAAGTCGGAGCGCTTCTGCCCGCTGTTGCGGTTGATGGCACCGCCTGAGCCCGGAGCGCCCGCTGGGCCGCTCCGCCGCAAATCCCGCACGATGTCGGTATCGTAAGCCCACTCGCCGGAGGACGGGATCAGGCAGATATTCTTGGTCAGATGCCGCGCATCGCCCGAGCCCGCCGGTGAGCCGCGGAAGACCTCGACCTCGAAGTTCGGCAGGCGCGCGCCATAAGGGTTCAGCCAAAGATTCTCCAAGACCACATAGGCGAGCCCTCGAAACGCTGGAGTCCGGTCTGTCCCCTCAACCGCCTGAATAAGCGGATCGGGATCTTGATCCTCCTCGCCGTAGTAGAGCCTGATCTCCCCGAGGTGCTCGGGATCGATCGGCTTCTTGTCGGCCCATAACCGGTAGATCGACGTGAGGGGCCCCCGCGCGATCGCGATCGCCACGTCGGCGTAGTAGTGATAGGTAACGGTCTCGACGACCTGCTGGTCGCTACTACCGCTGCTCTCGCCCTTGCCGCCACCGCCAGTCGCCTCGCGCTCGACGACCTGCTTCTCCCTTATGCCGCGCATCCAGATGATGTTCGCTGGCAAACGGGCGCGGCCGAAGACGTGCGGGATCGTCTGGCCGTAGGCCGAGCCGGAGATTTGGAAATCCGAGACGCGTGCGCCCTCATTGCGCACCACCTCCCGCTTCGCGAACAGCTCCTGCTCAATGATGCCGCCGACATAGGCGCCGACCAGCGCGCCGATGCCTTGCCCGAAGCCGCCGCCGACTAGACCGCCGACGGCGGAGCCGGCCAGCGTCAACGCAAGTTGCGCCATGGTTGATTAGGCTTCGATCTCGAAGGTAAACTGCGGCAGGCGGTTGCCGAATGGTGTCAGGTACAGGTCTGCGAAAACGACATAGGCAAGCCCACGGTAGGCTGGTGTCCGGTCCGCGCCTTCGACCGCTTGGATGAGCGGGTCAGGACTTTGGCTCGCGCCTCCCTTGTGGATGCGCACGTCAGCGGCGTTTTCATCTTGCCAGCGATTACCGTCCGCCCAGATGCGGGTCACGTCCTGGATGGGACCGCGGCAGAGACCGACGCCGACGTCGGCGTAATAGTGGTAACTGACGTTTTCTACAGTCGTTCCAGTGCTGCTATCGCCGCCCTTGCCGCTGCCGCCGACCGTGGTGGTCGAGGTGCGCACCTCTTCGCGGAAGCCGCGCATCCAGATGACGTTGCCGCCGAGCCTCGCCTTGCCGAACACCAGCGGAATCACCGCGCCGTAGCTCGATGAATGGACGCGCAGGTCCTGGAGGCGAGGGCCGTAGACGGTCTCTTGCGGCGAGTCGCCGAACAGTTGTTGATCGACAATGCCTCCAACATAAGAGCCGAGAACGCCGCCGATCGCGCTGCCCAGGCCCGGCAGGATCAGGTTGCCGAGCACCATGCCGCCGACGGAGAGGACGAGACGAGCCATTGATCGAGGATGGTTCTCTCTAACGACGCCTATTATTGTGCGCTTGGCTGACTGCTACGGTGGGGCAGAATTGCTTAGAGCGTTGTCCGGTATCGTCATCTTTGCTGCATGGACCACAGCCGCTCACGCAGCGGAGTTCATCGGTTCGGTTAGTAAAGTTGTGGACGGTGATACGCTCTGGGTTTGCGATGCCGCCGCCTGCACGAAAATTCGCATCTGTGGAATTGATACTCCCGAGAAGGGCCAAGGCGGATACCTAGAAGCCAAAGCAGCCCTTGAAACCATTACCAAGAATAAGACTGTGCGGTGCGTTCAGGTGGGCGGTGGGACGCCCTGCGACGGGCGGTCTGAGCCGATCAACAGAGACCGTATCGTCGCTCAATGTTTCACCGAGACAGGCGATATAGCCGAACCCCTGGTGTCCGGTGGTTATGCCTGTGATTGGGTCAAATTCTCAGGCGGCCACTATTCAAAAGCTGGTCGTAGAAAACCCTGCTCTCGTTAAGTCTCATCCGGTGCCAACCACAAAATCCTAGCCGTCCTCGATCCCGGGAACCTGGAAAGCATACCTGAGCTCCTTGCGCCACCAGTCCGTCAGGTCCTGCTCCACAACGGCGCCAGCTTCTCGATAGCAGTGAATGATGCGGCTGTCGGGCGCGGCAAACCCGCAGTGATGCGCCGGGCCTCTGCCGAAGCCGAAGAGCAGGATGTCGCCGGGTTGGACTCGATCGAGCGGCACCTCCTTACATCGCGCAGCAAATTCCCGATACATGCGTGGTTCTGCTCGGTAGAGATGCCACGTTGTGGTGTAGTCCATAGTGAGCGGCACCTTTCCGACAAATGGCTCGGCCACGCCACGCACGAATCCCACGCAATCGGCGCCAACGCCCTTGATCGATGCCTGGTGGCGCCAAGGTGTACCGACCCAGCTCCGCGCCTCTGCAATGAGATCGGCGCGCGTGAAGCCGACCTTCTTTGCTCGCCTTCGCGGGCGCTTCTTCTTCGCAGTATTCATTGAGCGCCGTTCACCGGGTCGGGTAGCTGAAGACCTTGTCGTTACCCGGGATGTGCGGCTCGCCGCGGAAATTCAGGATGTTGCCGAAGCGGGCGTGACAGGTCTCCGGCGTCTTGTCGCAACCGGCGACGAGCCGCACCTGATCGGCGACCGCCATTGGCCGTGGCATTAGTGTGAAGAGGCGGACTGCCTGGTTCACATGGGACAGGATCTCGGTTGCGGCGCCGGCATTGGCGCCGGTCAGGAACGTGCAGGTGCCGAAGGTGAAGAAGCCGGACGGCCGCGTCGTATCGACGGTGAAACCGTCACCGCCAGTGACCGTCTCGATGCCGTAAGTGTCGGTGAGCGGTGCGAGATTGACGCTGCATTCGGGACTACCAAGGTTCACGCGGCAAAGGCGCGAATAGAGGACGCCTTGCGTTTGTTGCAGCCGGTTGGCGAGCCCGCGAATCTCGGCCGAGAAGCGGTTGTCGGCGCGCTTCACTTCTCCGAGCCAGCCTTTGCGCAATATGATCCGGCCCTGGCTGAGGTCGGCCCAGTTGACGAGGAAAATCTCGATCCGCGCGCCGTCGAAAAGGCCAGCGGTCAGGTCTTCCGCCTTGAGCGCGTCGTCATCGAGGAAGCCCTCGACGTCGAGATTGTCGACCGAGAGGTCGGAACCCGACTTGATCGCGCTCGGTAGGAAGCCGGTCGCCGCGATGTAAACGAGCCCATCAATCACGAGGTCCTGGTCATGGTCGGTGAAGCCGCGCACCCAACCGCCGGCGCGTTCAAGCCGCCAGCAGGTGGCAAGCGTGGTCACCTCGCTGTCGAGATGCGCCGCGAGCTGAGGGGTCAGACTTTTCATGACGATGCTTAAGCACCAAAAGGAAGGGCGATATCGCTACGGGCTCGCGGTCAGCAACCGCAAGAACTAGATTTAGTGGCCTGTACCTCTTTGTTCTCCTAAATCCACAATAGCTTGAGACTCAGCCGTGGCCAGTCTGATAAAATGCGCATCAGAATGAGGGAGGCGCGATTCGTGGTCGCGACCTCCCTCAACGCCCGCGTGCCTCACGAGCCAAACGCGGACGCAATCTCATTGACCGAACGGGGGTGGCATGGCTCGACCCATCTGAAGATGAAAGGTTCGAACCATGTCTGCATTTGCAAATTCGCTCTTAGGGTCACTCGCCGGCGGCGAGGAATGGCTCAAGCGTGCCGTCTGGAATAAGGGACGCAAAATACCTGGACTTGATCCTAATGTTTGGCGTGAAGACGCCTACGGCTTCAGGATCAAGTACGACGAGCACGGCGACCGCAACTCACCTTACGGCTGGGAAATCGATCACCATCCCATTCCCGTTGCCCTGGGTGGGGCCAACACACTCGACAATCTCCGCCCGCTTCACTGTAGGCCCAACGCTACCTTGGGCGGCTTCCTCGGCAACGCTCTGAGAAAATGAAGGCAAGTCGGAAGCTTACCGGAACATATGCCAAGCCTGAGCCCTTGAGCGTTCCATACAGGGGGTGATTCCGGACCCACCTGTGGAAACTTGGAGTCAACGGTCGGCCCATAGATGTCCTATCAGCCTCTGATCTCGATCAGCGGAATCGACGGCACAATAGCCGAGTCGAAATGGCGCATGGTCACTGCGAGATGGTCGCTGTCGAAGCGCACCGGAACATCGAACTCGAAGTCGGCATAGGGCTGGGCGACCGGTTCGCTTACGAACGTCACTTGGCCAGTAAGATGATCGATGGTTGGCGACACGACATTGCCATCAACTCGCACGACGACGCTGCCTTGCACCGGCTTCGTGATGATGCGCACCTCCTCGCTTCCGCCGCTCGCATAACGCTTCACCAGCTGCCAGACGAGCGGTGATCCCGTCGGCGCCAAGGCCTCGGCCTCCGCCTGGAAGTCAGACCAATCTTTGAAGCAGAAGCCATAGGCGCGGCCCTTGCGAGCGCGGAAGAAGGCAAGCACTTCTGCCATCTGCTCCCGGGTGCGGATGCCGGTCGAGATATCCCAGCGGCCGCGAGCAAACTGCCAATTCTGGTTGCGCTGCTCGTAGCCCGAGGCGACAGATACGATGTCGGTCGAGTATTCCGGACCGCCAGTCGCGCCGCGCGCGACGGCATCCGGGAACCGCACGTCATGGAAGCCGGTCACAGGTTGCGCCTCGCCCGTTCCATGGCCGACGCCATCTCCGCGACCAGCTGACTCTGCGAGCGGCGGAAGGAGCCGGCGTCAGGCGTCGTGATATTGAAGGTCAGCACCAGCGGCTCGCGACGATCTTCACGCGCGTGATCGATGTCTGCCGCCTCGCGTCGGGACAAAACCCGCTCGCCGGTTTGCAGGATCGCCGGCACCTCATCAGGCCTGAGCGCCATGCCGCCGCGGTGCAAGCGCGGGGCATCGGCAAAGACGAGCACTGGCATCGGCCTGCGCCTGAGCCCACCGCCGGCGATCACCGCCCCGCCCTCGTGGAAAAGGCCCGTGAACAGGGACGAACCGCCGCCTGATCCCTCGAACAGTCCTCCGAGCAGGTTGGCAAGCGGGCCGGTGATCGCCTTTTGAACCTGGATGCGGATCAGGTCGGCGACGATCGAGTCGGCAAGTTCCCTCACCTCGAGCTTGCCGGTGGTTGCGAAGGTCACGATCGCATCCTCGATCCCCTTGAAGGCGTTCTTAAGGAACTGCTCGGCCTGGCCAGCCGAGTTGCGCACTGTTTCGAGGTAGTCGCCTATCGCCCGCTTCAATCCTGATTGCGCGTCCGTTGCGGCCTGAAGCGCCGCCTTGTTCGCTTGCGCGAGCGTCTCTCCGGCGGCTTTGGCCGCCCGCGCGTAAGTCTCCTGATCGATGGCGCCGGACGCGAGCAACTTGTTCAAGCGCTCAAGCTCGTCGGCGTAGCGTTCGGTCGCGGTGCGATTGGCTTCCGTGACCGATTTTCCTTCCGACATCAGGTCGGCATGCGCCCGGGCTGCTTCAGCGGCAGCATCCTGCGCCTGCTTGAGGTCATAGAGCCGGTTGGCGAGCGCCTCGACTTCGGCGCGGACTTCGGGTGAAACACCATCGCTAAGGCGCTTGAGATAGCCCTGGATGAACTCGGCGCGCTTGTCGCCGAAGGTGCCGATTGCCCGGCCGAGGTCGTCTAGCAGAGCCTTGGTCTGCTCCGCCTGGCGCTGAGCGGCGTCGAGCGCGGGCTTCTCCAGTGCCTCAATGCGACGCCGTGCAACTTCCTCGGCGACACGGATCGCTTCCTCGATCGCCGCGGCGTTCGAGCCGTCCGGATTACGCAGGGCGTTGAGCTGCGTGACCGTCTCGGCAAGCCGCTCGCGCACCGCGGCGATCTTCTCATCTGTGGTGCCGAGACCTTCGAGTTCCTTGCGCAGCTCGCGTAGTCGATTAAGGGCCACCTCAGCGCGGGCGTCTGCTTCTGCCGCGCGGCGTCCTTCCTCCGCCTGCTCGACATTAGCGACCTCAGCGCGCCCCCGCTCTATGAGTGCGTCGATCGAGGCTTGGAGCTCGGCGACCTCAGTGCGCAGCTGCGTCGCCTGCAGTTCGGCAACCGCGCGGCTGCGACCTGTGAGGCCGGTCATCCGCTCTTCGAGGATGCGGAGACGATCCTGTGCTTCGATCAACTGCCTATTCGCCGTAACAACCTGCTCGCCGATCGGCCGGTCTGTGAAGAAGGCGGCGTTGACCCGCTCAATGCCGTCGGCGATCGTGTCCAGCGATGCCTTCGTGGCGTTTGAGACACCGGTGACCTCGACCAGGCCCTTGAGAAAGTCACCGACCGCATCCTTGGCTCGATCAAAGGAACCGGCAAGCCCGGAGGCCTCGGCTTCGCCGGCACCGCCGACCTGCTTAGCCAGTGTTTCGAGGATCAGCTTCTGGGCGCCGGCGACATCGCCGGCCCGCACCATTTCCTCGATCATCTCGCGCTGGGTGGCGCTGAAGGAAACGCCGACGCGGCGAAGCGCGCTGATCCCCTGGATTGGGTCTTCTAACGCCTTGCCGAGCTGAGTCACCGAGGAGGTGAGCGACTGGCCGAAAACGGCAGAGAGGTCCTGGGCAAGCGAAAGTGCTTGGCGGAAGGTGTCGCCCTGAACCGAGCGGAAGGTGGCAAGCACGCCTGCCGCCTCCTGCACCTGCTCGGCGGTGGCGAAGGTCGAGCGCTCGGTCTCCTCGGCGAGGTTCTTGATCTCCTTTGCCGTCAATCCAGAGGCGTAGCCGGTGGCGCGCAGCACCTGTTCCAGGCGCAGCGACAGGCGTTCGGCTTCGGCAAACTGGGGGAGCCCGGCGGCGATGACCGCAACGACCGAGCCGAGCCCCACCGCAACCCCGGCACCGATGGGTCCAAGCGCGCGAAGCGCAGAGGCAGCGGGTCCAAGCCGCGCCGCGAGGCTACCGAACTGGCCGCCAAGGTCGCGTGAAGCGGCATCGATTGCTCGCAGCGCCCCCGAAGCTGGCCGGCTTGCATCTTCGATCTTCCGGAGGGCTTTGTCGCCTTCCTCGCCGACAGAGCGCAGCTCCGCCTTCGCCTTGCCGCCATCGATGACGGCAAGCCGGATCGAGATCTGGCGATCGGCCATGACGGGTCAGCGATTTGCAATCTGCTCGTTGAGCTTGACGACGATGACCGCCTCAAGCGCCGGCAAGCATTCGGCTAGGACGAAGGTGTTTGCGCCGAGATCACGCCCGAGCGCGAGCACCGAGGCAAAATCGAGCCCGACAATGACACCGCTCGCGACTCTGACCTGGCCGGTGATCTTGGTGACGACGTTCCAGACGCCGATCCCCTCAAGGGTCTCGGGCGCATTCACCTGATACGGGCACGTCTCGCACTGGTCTTGGCAGGCCTCACAGTAGCGATCGCCCCCGCCGAAGTGCCACTCGGCGAGGGCGGTAAGACGTTTTTTTCCGCGTCCAGGATGAGTGCGGGCCCGAGATAGAGCCGCTCGAAGGCTTCCGCGATCGGATAGAGGTCGAGCAGCGCATCGATCCGCTCCGGATTCGGCTGAACGGGATTGCCGTCAGCGTCGCCGACACCTTCCCACGAGAAAATGCCGAGCCTTCCGACCGCCTTGATGAGCGCAAGCGCCCGGTCGGCGGTGGTGGAAGTCTCGCCGGACGGCGCATTGACGGCCGGATCGTGACGCGCTGCCATCAGCAGCGCCGAGGTGAGCGGCGCGACGGTCACCGTCACCCCGTGGCCGAGATCGAGCGTATGAGGCTCGCGTTTGAGGTCGAGGCGGATCATGCGTAGCTCGCGACGTCGTTGATAAGGATGACAGTGCACATGCGGCCCACGACGGAATCGCGTGCCGCCTGCCATGCGAACGAGGCCTGCACGCCGCCTGGGCCCTGGATCGCGAGCTTCGGCTTCGGCAAGTAGACGGCGTGCGCCGTCAGCCGGAACAGCTGGTCGTCGTCGATCTTGTACGAGAACTCGAGCTCGATCTCCGAGCCGTCTGTCGCGGAGTCGATCAGGGTGGTGTCGGCGAAACGCACCTCAAGGGAGCCAGTAAGCGCGGCAATGGTCGGGTCGGCGCCGGCAATCTTGCCGTCAGCCCGCAACGTCTCGATACGGTCGAGATTGTTGGTGTAGCTGATCTCGGCGCCAGTGACGTTGCCGAGCAGCTGCCCATCGCGGCGCGCTTCTCCCTGGAACTGGTTGAAACGGAGAAGCCCAAGCTCGGTCGGCGTGCCCGCGCCACTAGTCGTGGCCTTCGTCTCGCCCTGCGCGATGCAGGCAATGGTGGCGTTAGCCGCGCCGGAGCGGACCATGTTGAAGGTGAGCGTGTTCGCCCGCACGCCCGCCGAGGTGAAATAGGCCGGCACTTCGGGCATGCCGACCTCGACCGCTAGGCTCGGCAGATTCGCTCCGCCCGAGCGAAACTCATGCGTGAAGACGCCGGCGTCCTCAGTCGTGATTGGCGCGCCAAAGATAAGCTTCAGCCAGTGGCCGAAGTTCCTGAGATCGATCGGCACGACGATGTCGCCTTCGGCGGCGATCACATCGCGCATAGGCGCGAGCGGATCCCGGCCATAGCCGAGGAGGTCGGAGGCGATCAGCCCTTGCTCCGAACCAAGGCTTGACGACACGAAGGGAAGCTTCACCCAGCCACTGACGGGCGGGGTTCCGTAGGTGGTCTCGAACGCGGCCGCGAGGCTTGCGTTCGCGCCATAGGCGCGCGCCATGTTTCAGGTCTCCTGTAGTTGGGAAATCAGCTGAGGGGATCGGAGGTGAGGTAGCTTGCCACAATGCCGAGCGTTGCCGCCTTCAGCCCCGAAGCGCCCTCAATTGCAAGCTCGGTCGGGACGGGCGCGAGGGCTTCGAGCCGCTCGACGAGCCCGCCAAGGCTTCGATCGGCAGCGACAGCCGCACCGATTGCCGCGATCAACGCGTCAAAGGCCACGTCGCGTTCTCCTGGCGTTGGCTGCTGCACGATCACATCAAGATCGATGCGATGCTGGTAGGACCAGCGCAGCGGCGACAAGATCGCCTCCGGCTCGCCTGGGTCGCCGTCGCGAAGGATCACGAGCCCGCTTTCCGGCGCGCGCTCGGGCAAGACCTCGTTGCGAAGCACCTTAGCTTCGAGTTCGGAGCTGAGTCGATCGAAGAGCGCGCCTAACACCTGCTCGCGTGTCGTCGTCATGCATTTGCCTGCTTCCAATGCCGCAGCACGCTATCCGCAACGCGTTGCTCCGCTGATCTGGCGGCGTCAGCGACATCGAGCCGCTTGCGGACGCTGACCTGCGGGACGAGCAGGAACACCGGCACGGTCGCGCGGCCGCTGAGCCGCGTGAACGCCGCACCCTGGCGTCGCCCTATGTTTGCCCGCACCCACCCTGACTTTGTGAGCCGCCCATTGTCGACTACAAGCAGCGACGGGGCTCCGCGCCGATAGACGAAGCGCAGCGCCAGACCCGTGGTTCGCTCGAACAAGCCGGGCGTGATCTTCTTGCGCCCCAGGCCATACTTGCCCGCAGGCGGCAGGGGGATGGCGAGGTAGAGGCCGCGCGTCGAGCGGATGACAACGCCGCGATCGTAGGCGCCGATGATCTTCGGTGCCTTCGACCAGATGAAGCCTGCCGCGGCAATGCTCTTCTGCCGCTTCGGATGGACCTCGCTGCGCCACGTATTGGCAAGCCGCGAGCCGAGCCCCGCGGAGGTAACTTGCCGGCGAAGCGTGGTCTTGAGCTGCTCGGTGACCTCGGTAACGGCTTCGGTTACCGCAGCCTTGGCAGCCGCAAGCTCCTCGGCCATGATCCGCTTGAGATCGCCCTGGAGGGCAGCAATCAGCCTCATGCCGGCCTTGTATCGAGGGTCCAGATGAGGCGTTCACTGTCGCGGACTGGCTCGCCCTGAATTACGTAGACTTCGCCTTCAATCTCAAACGTGTCACCGGGACGCGGACTCGGCACTTCATTCACGCGTACATCGAGTTGCGCCGTGTCGGAGTGGAGGCGGGTTTCGCCGAAGCTTTCGATGCGATCGGGCTGTCTTGGAATGACCCGAACCGGCACGGGCTCGCCGGTTCCTGCTACGCGCCAAAGCGCATCGCGTGCGAGGTTCGGATCGGTAAAGAGCGCATCGATGGCCGAAGCGAACGCCGACATCAGAAGCTGCCGTTGAGCCGCACGCGCCCGATCGTATCCGTCGCGCCGCCGGCGACAGCCTCGACGGCCGCGCCGATCAGGGTGTTGCCGGTATCGGTCTTGGTCGTCTGCTTGTTGGCGTTATCCCAATAGACCTTGTCGCCAGCAGCCCACGCTTGCGAACCGACCTTCTTGAGGTCGAACACGCCGACGAGCGCCGCTTCTACGGGCTCGCTCAAGGCTGCACTGCCGGTCGCCACGCCGAAGATCGCGCCGACCAGCAGGCCGTCGCCAGATACGACGGCGTAGGGAGCGGTCAGCGTGATGGTATTTCCAGGTTGAATGTAGTTCTTCATTGGAGGATCTCCTTCAGCAAAGACGAAGGGCGACCTAGGCCGCCCACTTCGTCAGTTGACAATGGCGCTGTGGACTACGCGCCGGGGTTCTTGTAGAGGCCGCGCCAGTCGATGGCCTTGGCTCCAAAGTCGAGCCGGCACTTGATTTCGACACCATCCACATCGAAACCGTTGCGGGTCTCGATATAGGCGCCTTGCTGGCCTTCGAGATACGCGTACTCGATGGTGTCGATCTGGGCGGGGCTCGCCGCGAGGAACCAGGCGGTGAGGCTCACCGCATCAAGGCGCGGCTCGGCGAGCGGCATCAGCGTGCGGATCGACTGCGGGACAACATCGCCGGTCTTGGCCGGCACCAGGTTCTGGGCGATCAGCTGCTCGGCCGCCAGCTCGAGAGAGGCAGGCACGATCAGGAAGGACGGGCGGATATTGAGCACCGTCTTCTTATCGAGGCCAGTCTGCTTGGCCATTGCCGCACGGCCCTCGCCGACGGTGGTAACGCTCAACGCCGCACCGGCAGCGGCGAGATTGTCGTGGTCGGCGTGGAACAAGGCGATGCCGTCGGCCATCGCGGCGTTTGCTGTAACGATGCCCCAGACAACATCGCTTTCGAGCGTCGCGATCGCCGTGCCGTACATGGCGGGGATGCGAGTGAAGGCGTCGAGGTCGTCGTTGATCAAGACCTGTCGCGTGATTGCCACCACGCGGCCATAGGTCTCAATGCGGTAGCTCTCTTTGGATTCGGCGATGGTGCCGCGCTTGAACTCGCCGCTCTCATTGACCTTGAGCAGTTGTGGTGCCTCACCGATCTGGACCCTGTGCATGGCCTTGAAGTCGGTCGCGAGCACTTGTCGGCAAAACGGCACGAAGGTGCGCGGGTAGACCTCATAGGCTTGGCGCAGCGTCTTGTTGGTTACGGCCGACAGCACCTCGGGGAAGTCTGAGGTCGAGTGCAGCGCCCGGGTGGCAATCTCATCGCGGGATAGCCCGCGTACATTGACGCCAGCATTACCGAGAAACTCGCGTGCAAGCTCCAAGAGCGTCATGCCGCGATATTCGCGGGCACGCTCCGCAAGTGGGAACAGAGTCGGGCTATAACGATGAAGCAGCGCATTCGCGACCGCATCGCGGCGGTTCACCCGCTCATCCTGACCCCCAAGCGGCACCGGCACATGCGGGAATACGCGGGTCTCGTCGGCGGCATCGGCAACTTTGTCGAGGATTATTCTGCGTGCCTCGTCGATCCCAACACCGCGCTTGATGAGATCGTCGGCAAAGCCGCGTTCGAGACCGAGCCGGGTGACGAGATCGTATATCGTCGATACCCGCTCGCGCTCGATCTCTTGGGCGCGCGCAATGAGCACTTCGGCCGTCGGCGCGGTCGGCCCTTGGCCTCCGGCTTCGTGCGATGCTGCTTTGGCTGCCGTCGCCTCAGTTGGTGAGGGCTTGGTGGCTCGCTCAGCGGGCTGTGCTCGCTTTGCCGGCCGCTCCTCTTTCGGATCGAGGATTCCCGGCAAGGGCATTTCAGCGGCGGCTATTTCGGGTGCCCCCGGTTTGATATTTGCGTCTTCCATAGTGGTTCTCCTGGTAATGGTCACGTCGTCCCGGTCCACGACGCAAGGCATCAAGGCATCAACCGAACGGAACCGGGCCGCCGGATCGGCCCCGACCGGGACCGCAGAGATTTCGAACGGAGTCCAATCGACTGCCCGCCACAGTTCGGGCCCGTTATTCGGTCGAGAGATTTCGTAGCGGTGGACCTGATAGCCAACTGAGATTGCCCGCAGATGGCCGCTCTTGACGTCGCTCCAGATGGGTTCCACGTCCTCGCGCTCGCTCAAGCGCACGCGCGCAAGGCCGCGGCCATTCTCGATGCGCGCGGTGCCGGGCACGACTGAGCCGATCACCGCTTCGAGCGCATCGCGATCGTGTACCTTGAGGAGCGGCGCGCCGGTATTGAGCCGGTCGAGACGGACCTGAGCGGGGTCCATGCTCAACTCTTCGTCAAAAGGCTCGCCGAACAGAGGCTGGCGGCGAACCCGTGCGCCCGTCGACCAGACCACCTCGATCGAGCGGTCGTTTTCGTCGATCGTGGCCGGCAATAAGTCGGCCGCGCGCAAAAGCGCCGGCAGATTAATTGTGCCGTGCATCGTGTAAGCTCCCTGTTGGTCAATCGCTTTCGACAAGACGGAGCGCGGCGTGCCTGATCGTGTCGTCGCCACCCGTCTCGGTTTCTGCCTGCAGCACACCGGTCTTGGTGACTTTCCGCGGATCACTGTCGAGGACGACACCGAGTGCGTCGAGCTTGGCGTTCATCGCCGCGATCTCGGCAAGCACCGCATCCGGATTGTGCCCCTGCCGCGCGATCGCCTGCGCCAGCGTCATCGTCCCCGACCGCATGGCGAGGAGATCGGCCATAGCATCCTTGAGCGGATCAACCGCCTCGAAGCGCGGCGGCGACCAGGCGACCGCAATGTTCTCTTGTGGCAATCGTCCAGCAGCCCAGGCTTGGGCCGTAAACCAATCCCAGATTGGTTGGCAGAACATCGGGATGAAGAGCTGCCACTGCACTGCGTCGATCATGCGCCGAAACTCCACGAGCCCAGCGCGGATCGAGGAGTAGTTGACCTGGGAGAGGTCTCCGGTCAGCAGCTCGTAGGGCAGCCGGAATCCTGCGGCGATGATGTGGAGCTGCGCCCGAAGCCACTCCGACACTGCGGCGGTCGTCGCCGGCTGATTGAATTTGATGTCCTTGCCGCCGCGGGCATATGCGATGAGCCCCGGTTCGAACTGCTCGACCCGATTGCCGTCGGCATCGACCACCGAGGGCGCGATCCCCTGCTCCGTCTCGTCGGCTCCAATCACAATGCCAACGACGCAGGCCTCGGTCTTTTTGCGGACGAGTTCGGCCTGGGTCCAGTCGTCGAGGTCGCGTAAGGCCCGCATGACCGGCGTGCCCCATGGAACGCCGCGGACCTGCGTCCTCTGCTTCTCGTAGACATGTGCGACATCGGCGGCCGGCACCGCGATGCTTTCGAGCCGCCGGCGCAACGACACCGCGTTATCGCCGGGATGCTGAGCAAACAGCCAGTAGGCACGGCGGCGGCCGATGGCATCGAACTCCACCCCCTGCAAGATGCGACCGCCGTCGGCGAGGTCTCCGTTGCGGCTTGCGTCGAGCAGATCAGTCTCGATGACCTGCATCTGCAGTGGAATCGAGAGACCATCGGCTGCCCGACGCTGTCGGCGTCGAATGAGGACCTCGCCTGCTTCCACCAGTTCGCGGCAGGCAAGCGTCTGCAGTCCGTAGAAGTCGAGCTGGCCATCGGCATCGCATTGTGCCGACCACGCCTCCCACAGCGTGTCGGTTTGGCGATCGAGCGCCTCAATGCCAGAGGCCGCGCGCGGCATGATCCCGGCCCCGACAATGTTGTTGACGAGGACAGAGACAGCCTTGGCGGCATGCGGATTGTTGCGCACGAGGTCCCGCATGCGGTCGCGCAAGAGCGCGCTCGCAACAGCAATCTCGGCATCGGCCGAAGAATTGGGCGCTCGCCAGCCATCCGTGCGGCGCCCCCGCGTAGCCCCGTCGTAGCCCCGCGTTAGCGCCTCGAAACCTTGCCGGGCCAGAACACGACGTAGCGCCGCGCGTGGCGTGACCGCGCCGATCGCGCGGTCAAGCCAGCTCGCCTGGACCATCAACGGTCCCCACGCGAGAAGCCAGCAAAGCCGGCGACCGGCAGCGAAGCCTCAGATGCTGCCGCCTGATCCCGCTCGATTGTGCGGATGCGCTTCAAGAGGTCATCGGCAGAACCATACTCGACCGTTCGTCCGTCATAGCTCACCCGCAGCGTGCCCGATGCGTAGGCGCGGCGGAGCGCAGCGAGTTCGCTCTCGGTCCAGGTCACTTCAGCCATCCCCTGTTCACACCAAGCCAGTCAGAGCGGCGCTTGCCAGCGGCCGCCGGCGCCCGGGCCAGCATCCCTGCGGTCGCCGAGATCGACTCAGCTTCTCGGCTGGTCTCGTCAGTTTCTGCCAGTTCCGGTCCGACCTGATCCTCGAGGTCGCGCCACTTGGCTTCGGTCCAGCGGTCGGCACCGGCGATCCAGGCTGCGGCGCGGGCATAGACCCGACAGTCAAGCGCCTCGTTGCGCTCCCGCAGCTTCTGCCATTCGAGCCGCTGATAGCCGCGCTTGGTCTTGACGGTGACGAGCTGCTCGCCCACGAGTTGCTTGACCCACTCGGCATCCGCTCCTTGCGGCAGATGCACGAAGCCTGTCGGAAATGTTGCGCCTTCGGAGATGTCCTCGTCGGGTGGCCTGTCAAGCCGCAGGAAGCGATAAGTCTCGCTCTTGAAGGTCGCCACCGCGACCGTCCAGAGCCGTGCTCCACGGCGGAGCTTGCGTCCGCCTTCGCTCACATCAACAAAGGTCGGCCCCACCACCGGAGCCGCTCGATTAAAGCCTTCCACGCCCTTGACCGGGGCGACCTGTGCATGCCCGGCCTTCCGCGCCCAGGCATAGACGGCCGGGCTTTCGTAGCCCGTGTCGATCGCTAGCTTGGCAAGCCCAAGCCGAGCGCCATGTGCATGTGGCCAGGTGCGGTCCAGGAGTTCGCTTAAGGCATCCCAGCTCTCCGCCCGCTCTGGTCCACCGCCAATGACAATGTGATCGACGAGCCAACTTTCGAGACCGTCGCCCCAGGCCCAGATATCGACCTCGATGCGATCCTTCTGCACATCGGCTCCGGCGGTGAGAAAGAGGCCGCCCGAGGGAACCGTACCGACCTGCCAGGACTCACGCCGGTCGTAAAGCCGTTGCCAATCCGGCGCTTCGCCGATCTCAGTCCAGGTTTCGCCGAGAACGCCATTCTTGAAGCTGCGCTTGGCCTCGTCGGTCGCTTGCGCCGCCTCCCACATGCGCGCGATCTGGCTCCAAGAGAACCAGCCAACCGGCGAATAAAGCGCCGAGAGATGAAATCCGATCGTACCGGGATCGGAGGCCTCGGCCGTCGCTTGCCACTCACCGGCGGCAAGCATCGCCGTCTTGTGATGCTCTTCGATGCGGCCGTCGCAGGAATCGCATTGGTAGTGCGCCGTATCAGGCTGCCCCCACTCCCAATTCAACCGCTCGAACTTGAGCCATTGCCGATGCGAGCAGTGCGGGCACGGCACGAAGAAGTGGCGTTGATCCGATTCCTCGTACTCGCGCTCGATCCGCGAAAACCCATGGATCGTCGGCGTCGAGACCAGAAGCGCCTTCGCGCGCCAGGAGAAGGTGCGCGTGCGCGCCTCGGCGAGCGCGACGGGATCGCCTTCCTCGTCGGCGGATGGCGGATAGGCATCGACCTCGTCGAGAAACAGATAGCGCGCGGGCATTGAACGCAAACCTACGGCACTGTTCGCTCCCGTGATTACGAGTAGCCCTGCCGGAAATTCCTTGGACAGGACTGTATTGCCGGCGTCGCGTGAGCGGGCAGGCTTCACTCGCTCGCGTAAGCTTGTGCATTCCTCGATTAACGGGTCGACGCGCTGCCGAGAGAAGCGCTTAGCGAGCTCGACAGTCGGCTGCACCGCGAGCATCGGGCCAGGCGCATGATGAATGACGTAACCAATCCAATTGTTGCCCGACTCAGTGGCCCCGACCTGCGCTGCCTTCATGAAGACCACACGCCGCGCCGGGTGTGCAGGCGACAGCGCGTCCATGATCGCCCGCATATAGGGCGTGCGATCGGTCCGGTAGCGGCCGGGCTCGGCAGAGGCACGCGGACTTAAGACCCGGTGGCGATCTGCCCATTCGGAGACAGTGAGCGCGGGATCTGGCGTAAGCCCTGCGGCCCAAGCTTGGAAAAGCTCATCCGCGCCGACAAAGTTGAAACCATCATCGAAACTCTGGTCGAATGGCGGCGAGCTCGGAGAGGTGGGCGCGAACATGCGTCTCCAGAATCTTCTGCATGCGGTGGGCTCCGATCTCGACCTGCTGGCCGACCATTTCACTGCAAGCGACCGATAGTTCGGAAGCCACTAGAGCAGCGACGCGCGCCGGCCAGTTCGCCCAGGCATCTCGCTCCTCGCGGGCCAGCCGGAACACGAGCGCCGTCGCCCGGGCTCGATCAACCAGCTCGCCTCGGCGCTCCTGGAGTTTCAGTCGCGTGAGATGCGCTTTAGCGATCTCGTGCGCGGTGCGTGCCTGCACGAAGGTGACATTGCCGCCCGATGGCAGTCCCTGCTCTTTTAGAGTCTCGCGCACCGAGCCCATTGCGGCGTCCGCCACCGGCTTCAACTTTGGGGACTCTGCCTTCTGCTTTGCCTTCGATTGTGCCCGAGCAGGATCGGTCGAGCGTTCCCAGCTCGCGTCTGCCTTCGCCGGATCGATGGTGCCATCTGGCTCCAGGGTTACGCGGCCCTGCTTAATCGCGCGCAAGACTGCGACGTGGCTTACTCCTCGCTGCCGGGCATAAGCGCGGATTGATAATCCCATGATCGTTTGAGCGTGAAGAAAGCAATCAAATTGCTCGCTTATTGGCTTGGCTTTCCGCCACGGCAGCGCATCTATGTCGTCATCAAAAGACGGAGAGGGCCATGACCAATAGCACCTTGCCGACGCAAAACACGGAGTGGGGCTTTTACGGCACCATCCGCCACCACGCCGAACCCAGCGAAGCTTGGCCGCTCGCCATGCAAGCGATTAGCGTGGCGACGGGCTGTCCCGACTTTGCCGTGCGCGATTTCCTCGACAGTCGGCATGGCCGTCATTTGGCCGACGACGTCGCCAACGCAATGTTGGCCGGACTCGACCTGCCTGCCGCCATCGGCAGTGCGGTCGAGCGCTGGATGGGCTGGACGATCACTCGCCGGACTGAGCGCGAAACCGGTATCCCACGCGGACTTCCCTATCTCACAGGCTTTGTCACCGACTGCGAGATCATGGCCGAAGCGAACGCGTAACGATCGGAAGGAGCATCGCCATGGAAGACTGGAGCGGATTGACACCCACTGAGATTCGCGCCCGCGTTGCTGCCGCGCGCGAGCCTGCGTTGCGGAAATTTCTCACAAACTGCGGCGCCGAAGTCCTGCCCGGAGAGACACTCGAACAGGCCGTCAGACGCGTGCATCTCGTGATATTCGGCGTGATCCGACACGCGGCCGAGACGGCGCTTCCCAACGAAACCTTCCAGCAATCCATGGACCGCGTGCTGTCGCGCCGAAACTGACTGGCTTCCACGCCCCAAGGCTCCGCCCCGCTCCGACGCGGGGCTTCGGGCAGTAGAAGGGCCGCGATGGGCGTGGCCCGACTACGAAGGAGCCTCATCCATGACGAAACTTTCCGATGCTCAACTCATCGTCCTGTCGGCCGCTTGCCAGCGGCCCGACCGGTGTGTTTTCCCTGTCACCCCCAAGCTCAAGGGCAATGCCGCGGGCAACGTGCTCAAGAGCCTCTTGAAGAAGAAGCTCATCAGGGAAGTCCGCGCCAAGCGCGATGACACCGTCTGGCGTCACGACAAGACGCATGGCCGGATGACGCTGCAGGCGACGCGTGCCGCATTCGATGCCCTCGGGATCGATCCACGAGAAGCAGCGTGCGAGGACGAGGCCGACGGCAGCGCCGCTAGCACGACTGGTGGAGCCCGAGCCGAGACGAAGTCTCGGCGCACACGCGTCGGCAGCAAACAGGCGCAATTGGTCGAAATGCTCAGGCGCGCTAAGGGGGCCACCATTGAGGAGGTAGTCTCAGCGTTCGGCTGGCAACCACATACCGTTCGCGGCGCCATCGCTGGCGCCCTTAAGAAGAAGCTTGGCCTCAACGTCACCTCGGAGAAGATCGAGGGTCGCGGGCGCGTTTACCGCATCGCCAGCTAAGGGAGCGGTCCCTACCCTACCAGCCGCCGCCCTGCTGAGGGCGGCGGCTTTTTCGTTCTGCGTGGCGCACTCTGAGAATCTCGAAGAAGCGCCGCAGGCTGTAGCTTCGAACGATGGAAACGCTAGTGAAGATCGCGCCGATTAGGAGATTGTGACCGATCGACATCCAGATCCCGAACAGCGGAAAGACAATGCTCTGTGTCAGGACGGCAAGGCCGTAACCCGCCACGATGTTGGTCATGGCCTCCACAAGTGACATTCCGCGGGATTGCTTGTTCAAAGCTTGACTGTTTGGCCCCGAACTGGCCGTGTTGTTGTTCCGGCATATCACTTCAACCACACTGGTTCCGGATGCTCGCTTTTCTAAGACGGCGGTTCGCGTTCAGGCGCCGCGTTGAAGCCAAGGCGGAACGTCTGATCGCCGAATATGGTGAGGATGCCTGGTCCGCGGCCTACGAGATCTGTACCGATCTGAATCGCAGCGAGGAAGTTCGTCGGTTCTATTCCCAGGTGCGGTACCAGATCGAACGTAAGCTCGGGATTCCACCGCGCGTCGATACGGCGACGCGATATCTAGAGCAGGATTGATTGAGCACACATTCCCCGCTCTCTTGGCCCGGATATGATCCGCGCAAGTCTGGCAGTGCGCCTTGGATCGTTGAGGCAGCTTTGGACCATTCTGTTTGAGTGTGCGGGCTACAACAGGCCCATTGCGAGGTCGTTCAGCAGCCGGTCGAGCCATGCTTTTTCGTACTGGGCTCCAAGCGGCACTCGTGGGCGATGGCCGATGTCGTTCAACATGCCACCCAAAGATACAAGCCGATCCCGAAAACCCAGCTCAAAGCCAAACCGCATGCTCGCGCGGTCAGGCCCGCAAAGAACCCAGGCATCGTTGCGCGCTATGGCGTGAGCCCAGAGGGCCTTCTCGCCCTCATCGAGCAGCGGGCCGCCCAGCAGATCGACTCTCGCAAGCTCAACCTTCGACACCTGGTGCACCGCTGCCAGCTGTGCACGCAGCGCCGCAGGATCGATCAGCTCCTCCTGTCGGCGCTTCTGAAAACCCGTTTGCGTTTCAACGAAACACTGCTCGACGGTTTCTACACGGAATCGTCCACATAATGCCGCCCAGCACCCCTTCCTGTGTGCTTCGATGATGGCATTTGCATCGATCAAGACCGGTGCAGCTTGCGGCGGCATTCCCTCTCACAAATCGAAGGGCCGTTCGATTCCGTGCGCTTCGAACAATTCGGCAAGCTGATCGATCGTCACGTTCAGCAGCGCCGCCGTGCGACGCACCGAAACGTGTCCGCGCAGAATCGCCGTCGCGATGACCTGTAAGAAACGCTTACTAAAGGCGGGTGGGACGTTTCCTTGATTACCATTGTGACGAAGCCTCTCATCATCGATTCTGAGCGCCTCGTCCCGCTGCATCCGACCTGCGTTGACAAGCCGCCATTTCAACGCCACCGCGGAGACACCTAGCGCATTGGCCGATTCCTTGAGCCAAGTAACGAGGTCGCCACCTGGCCCACCCAGACGGTCAAGGGCACTCGTGGGCATGAGAAGCCCCGCGGCGAAATTCTCTGCGAGCTGTTCCACGCGCTTCTGATTTGCGCTGGTGCCGTCGAGATGATCAGGGGGCATGGCGTCCCACGTGAGCACGTGGAAGATCTCGTGGGCCAAATCGAAATTCCGACGTCCCTCGGGCTCGTGTCTGTTGATAAGCACGGCATTGATCTCGGGGAGTTGACATGCTGCGCCCGAGACGCCGTTAAGCGCATCCACCATCAACACCAGCGTATTGAGTTTCTCTTCAGCCTTATCAGGAAGGAGCCGGGACGGAACTTCACCTAGTCCGAGTTCTGTAGCCACGCGCTCGCCTGCCTCGGCCGCATTCTCGAAGGAGCTCTTCCGACTTAATCCCACCCGTGGCAGCACCACAGAGAGCGGGCTTCCGCTTCGACGGCTTAGCTCTCGGTAGGCGCCAACCCACTGGCCAGCCCGCTGCTCAAATTCATTGAGCGCATCTGCTGGCACGTTTGCCTGGCGCCATGAGAAGCGACCCTCCCCCGCAATCAGGAAGGGATTGGTGAAATAGTCTAGAGGCACGTTGAAGCGCTCAACCGCAGTCACGAGCTCTTCGGCCGAAAGGCGCCGGTCACCGGCTTCGATGGCCGAAACCGTCTGCCGATCCTTAAAGCCAAAGGCCCGTGCTACCTCGTCTTGGGTGAGGCCCCTGGCCTCACGGAGTGCCTTCAAGCGAGCGCCGTATGTCCCTTGGTTCATGGGCCTCATGTATATTGCAATTTGGCATTTCGCAAGGATTTATTGCATATCGGCCATTTGTTCACTGCGGTTGAGCGTGGCCTTAGCTCCTCTAAGGCATTGCCAGCGTTCAACAATTACATCGCAGTACAGCGGATCGATCTCCATCGCGAAGCACACCCGACCCACGCTTGCCGCTGCAATCAGGGTCGATCCGGAACCAGCGAATGGCTCGTAGACTAAATCTCCCTTCGCGCTGTTGTTGGCGATCGGCCGACGCATACACTCGACCGGCTTCTGAGTACCGTGAACGGTCGCCTCATCCTGGTCGCCTACCGCTTTGATCATCCAGAGCGTCGATTGGTCCCGTGCGCCCTGCCAGTTGCCGCCTGCGCCCTCACGCACCGCATAGAAACAGGGCTCGTGCTGCCAATGGTAATCGCCGCGCCCCAATACGAGCCGAGGCTTTGCCCAGACGATCTGAGCGCGAACCTTGAAACCGCACGCTTCGAGGCTCTCAGCCACCGTGCGTGATCGAACGCCTGAGTGCCAGACATACGCGATGTCGCCCGGAAACAGCGTCCAGGCGGCGCGCCAATCGGCACGGTCGTCATTGCTGACCCGGCCCGTGCGCGCTGTTGCCGAAACGCCGGCCGCGTTTCGCCAATTCGGGTCATAGTCGACCCCGTAGGGCGGATCCGTGACCATCAGGTTTGGGCGTGCCCCATCGAGAAGCCGCTCGACATGAGTCGCAAGCGTAGCATCGCCGCAAAGCAATCGATGAGGCCCGAGGAGCCAAAGGTCGCCCGGGCGCGTTATTGGCTCCGCGGGAGGATCAGGGACTTCATCCTCGCCGCTCTTGGCTGGTTGCTCACCAAGGCCGTCGAGCAAGCGATCAAGTTCATCTTCGCCGAAGCCGAGCAGCTCGAGGTCGATCCCATCCTCCTTCAACCGGCCAAGCTCGGCGGCGAGGACCGCTTCATCCCAGCCCGCATTTAGCGCGATCTGGTTGTCGGCAAGCCGAAAAGCGCGCGCCTGCGCGTCGGTCAAATGCCTGAGCCGAATGACGGGAATCTCCGCGAGCCCAAGCCGGTTTGCCGCAAGAATCCGGCCATGGCCCGCAATCAGAACGCCGCGCTCATCGACCAGGCAGGGCACATTGAAGCCGAATTCGGCGATCGAACCGGCAATCTGGGCCACTTGCTCGTCTGGATGCGTCCGCGCATTGGCTGCGTAGGGCAAGAGCTGATCGATGGGCCAATGTTCGACCTCAAGACCCTCAGGCCGCATCCGCGATCTCCATGCCGCGGTCGGCGGCGATCTGTTCAAAGGTCCGTCCGCCATCAGCGAGCGTGACGGACTGGTCCGGATAGAGTTTCCGCCAGCGCAAGATGGCCACGTCGACATATTCCGGGGCAAGTTCGATTGCCCTCACGGTCCGGCCGACGCGCTCCCCTGCGATGATGCTCGTGCCGGAACCGGCGAATGGTTCGCAGACCACGTCACGCTCGTCGCTATAGGCGCGCATCACAAATTCGGGGAGCGCGACCGGAAATACGGCCGGATGCTCGGTCTCGATGCCTCGCGCCTTGTGCCGCGTGATGCGGATGACGCTGTCTGGAATGCGGGTTTCCTGCACGCCTTCGCCCGCATGGCTCCATTCCCCGACATGGCCATCCCGGCTGCGCATGCCACCATGCGTGTCGTTGATGTGACCGGCCCATTTGCAGGGCACGATCTTGTTAGGTTTCCGCGCTTCGCGATTAAAGTGGAACAGAAGCTCGAAGGCCGGAGCCAAGCGGCCGTTCCAATCGCCCGGTAGGCCGGGGCCTTGGTCCCAGACATAGAGCCCGAACCGGCGCCAGCCCTGGTCCCGCATCCAGTCGAGCCATTCGCGCCAATAGGGCTGCCACTCGTTGTCACGGTGAATGAGACCGAGATTGACGAGAACCTGCGCTTCTTCGTTGACAGGTAGGTCGGCAAAAACGCCCTGCATCAATGCGTCCCAATCCCCGACGCCGCCAGTCGTGTAATCGCGCTGGTTTCCATACGGCGGCGAGGTGAAAACAAGCGCGGCCCGCTCGCCGCTCATCACGCGCGAGACTGCCGCTGCATCGGCGCTGTCGCCGCAAAGCAAACGGTGGCGACCCATCAGCCAGAGATCGCCTGGAAGCGACACCGCCTGGCGCGGCGGCGCGGGCATCTCGTCGGCGGCGTCAGCCGCCTTTTCGGATTCTGCCTCGTCGTCGAGTGGCGATATTAGTGCGTCGAGCTCGGCATCGGAGAACCCGGTAAGCGCGAGATCAAAGCCCTCGCCATTCAGGGCGTGCAGCTCGGCCGCGAGCAGTTCCTCATTCCAGCCGGCGTTGAGGGCGAGCTTGTTGTCGGCGATGACGTAGGCGCGCCGCTGTGCCGGAGTGAGATGGCCGAGGACGACGACTGGCACGGTGTCGAGGCCAAGCCTTCGGGCGGCGAGTAGTCGCCCGTGACCCGCGACGACGATGCCTTCGCCGTCGACGAGAATCGGATTGGTCCAGCCGAACTCTACTATCGACGCCGCAATCTGCGCGATCTGCTCGTCGTCATGCGTGCGGGGGTTGCGCACGTACGGGCTCAGCCGGTCGAGCGGCCAATGCTCGAGCGTGTCGGGCAGCTTGGGCGTCATGATCCTTTGGGTGGTACTGGTAACCGGGCGCGCTGGTTACCACCATGGCGTTACCATCCGAGCCGAAGCCGAAACCCGCGCGGTTGCGCGCCCGTGGCGCCCAGAAAGGCCAACATGGGGTGGTAACTGGTAACTCAGATTTTTGGGCTCGCGGTAGCGAACTTCCGGGCCACTGCCCCCCGCATACGATCTTCGCCAGGAAGGACCCGCGCGGGCAGCCGAAATACGATCAACGCACGCCTCGCGCCAGGCTAGCGGGGAGACTAGTCCAAAGCAGCGATTCTGTCCGCGCGAAAAGTGTCTTGCAGACTATTTTCGCTGAGCTTCGCTGCATCGGTTGCGAGCGCCCGTTCGATCAGCCGGCGTCTCGATACCTTTCTTGGTACCTGTCTTCCGTTGAGCCTGAACGCGACGACGCATAAGGCGTAAACCCAATGCTCATGCGCGGCGGCGCGGGCGAGCCCCACCTTCCAGCAGATCGTCTTCCAGCGCTCACCTGAAGCACGGAGCCACACGATTTTGCGGTCCACCGGCTCCAGCCACTTGAGCCATTCCATCGCCTCTTCCATTTGGCTGATCGCCTTGGCGGTCGGCCGTACGCGGGTGAAGCGGGGTGGCTCTTGCCCGACAAGGTCAGCGAACTCGTAGAGGACCTTCGGCCACGTGTTGAAGTAACCGGGCACGCGCACTTGCGGTAGCCGCTTCATCGTGTCGGCAGCATCGACAAAGCGCTCCTCGACCATGGATGGGGTCCATTGTGCGTCACGCATACCATGCTCCCTCCTGTCCTTAACCGCCTTAGAGCTTGACATCAGTTCGTCTCATGGAAGTGGGCCGAATAAGACCATGCTTCCCAAGCACCCCTTGGCCCTTTCGTGCCGCTTTTGAAGCCACGCGCTCCAGCATTGCGGATGGAGCCAAGTATGGCCCTGTATCTCCGTCCCGAAGGGGATCACGGCGCATCCGGCAACGCCGGTTTTTCCGCACTCTGCGCATCGACCAGGCTCCGATGGTTCGGGATTGCGATTTAGCCACTCGACCACGCAGCACTCGAAGGCCCGCGTCTCAGCATCCGTACGCGATAGCCCGCCCTCAAACTCAGCGATGCCGGCTCGCTCGTCGAAGAATGCCTGCCAATCCTGCGCTGCCCACTCTTCCGCGCTGGCCGCAAGGAGTGCCACAATCTCGGTCTTGTGACGCTTGAGAGCATTCAGGATGGGAGCTGGCGGAGGTGCATCCGCGTTGAGCACGAGGTCGTCGCCTTCTGCAGTGACCCGGATGCCTGCGACTTTCGCTGCTTTGAGAACCTCGGCCGCGTTCATAGGCGTCCACTCCACCCAGCAGATGGCGAAGCGACATTTGCGTCCGCAACGTCCGCATCGTCCGCGGGCTTAGATTTCGCGGCATCGACGCAGACGGTCGAACCTGCTTGATCGTCCGCCGAGTGAGCTTTTGCGTCCGCATCCGACCACATTCCCTGAACGATCCCGTTACCGATACTCTTGGATTCGCTCGGGGGCGCCCCAGCGACGGACGGTGCAGACGTTTGCGTCCATAGATTTTCTGGGGCGGTAGAGATTGTGATGGTTCGAGTCCGAGCCCGACCGACTTTCGTGAACGCAACATCGATGCCTTTCTTCCGTAGGAACGTCGCAGCACGTCGGAGGCGATTGGACAACGCTCGGGGCGTCGCCGGCCACGACTTGGTCTTGCGCGCCGCGTCTCCCACCACCTCGTCAAGGGCACCCAGCAGCTCCGAAGCTGTTCCCGTCCACACCGTCCGCGCGGCCATCATGGATTGAACCGCCGAACCAACGGGATCTGCTTCGATGACACCATCAACCGCCTCGTCGCGGTTCTCGGTGTAAGCTGCGAGGAACGTCCCGGAGGCACAGAACGCCCCTTCGCAGGCGGTCGCCCATTGTGCGAAGTCGGCCATCCGTGGAGCTTTTTCGAGTCGGATTCGAGAGTGCACGCGCAGGCCGTGCGCGACAGCATCGAGGAGCACGCCAAGAATCTGCGGGCGCGCGTACTCGAAAGCGGCCCATAGTTCCCGTTCCAGTCTGCGCTCCTCCTCCGGGATCGGCTCCAAGGTGAGGAAGATCGCCCGGTCAGCGAGATCAGGGCGCGTCACGACCTCTTCGATGCCGTTGAGGATGACAGGGCGTGCGGCGTCGAACAGGACCTCATCCTGATCCGTATAGAGTTGCCGGACCGCGAAGCCGCCGCCGGTCGCGAGCCGGCAGAGCGTGTCCGAGATCCAACCCGGCAGCCCCGAGACATTGTCGAACGCCAAAACATGGCCATTGCTGGCCGCGATGAAGATATCGCGATCCTCGCGGGGCAACGCCCGGAGTGGCGCACTGTTGGGGTCGAGCAGCCTCCGAAGAATGGCTGAGAAGGTAGACTTAGCCGATCCCTGCTCGCCTGCAAGCACCAGAACCGGATATGGCCCACAGTCGCGCAGAGCGGCAACCACCCACGCGACAACAAGGACAAAGTCCCGGTCATTCTTTACGTTCAGGAAGGAGCGCAGGGCCTCGACGGACCCGCCTTTGGTCGGTACGGGCAACGCTTGCATTCCGGCGGCGCGACGAAAGCGTACTGGCGGTTCCTCCACGATCCGCCATCCGTCCGGTCCTATCTCGACAGCCCTCCAGTCGTCGTCTGCTAAATCGAGGTAGAGGTGCTGGCCATCGCCCGCGACACGGATGTTCACCACTCGCTCTGGCGCATCGAAATGCGCACGCGCTTCGATGACATTGAGGGCGGATTGCAGTGCTTCGGAATTCGGTGCGCCTTGGGTTTCGTCGAAGAACCCACGCGCAAGCCAGCGGCGGAAACCTTTGCTGCGAATAGGCCAGGTTTCGCGGTGACCGCCGATTCGGAGGTCGGCGTAACCAACACCGCTCGGCGTGTGGAACAACTCGGTGGACTCTGCGAGCCGGATCAGGACGTCGGCCTGTTTGGCCCCACGGCCCTGGCCGCCGCCTTCCTTCGCAATCGCCTCATCGAGCGCCGTGACACGAACGCCGGATTGTTTGAGTTGCGTGCGTAAGGCCTCGAACCGGGCCAGATCCTCCTTCTTCAGGGCCGCGAGGCGCGCGAGAACCACGGTCTCGAAGGGAGCCCCTGGTTCCCGGGCGACCTTTTCAGTCAGACCATCAAGCGGATCGCTGATTTCCGTGGCATTCTCAATGGCAACTCGAACCACGTTCTCGTTCGCCGTCATGCCGCCACTTCCTCATCGCGAAGAGTGCGGCCGAGCAACAGATCGTTGAAGTCGAGACCATTGCCGGGGCGGGCAATACGGACACCACGTCCTTGGGCAATCCAGCGGCGAGTGGCCTCCTGCGCTGCGGCTTCTCCTGGATCATCGCCATCAGCAAGAACCGTCACCTCGTGCACCTTGGCCGGGAGATCGAGGGTACGAAGTCCTGTCGTGGACAGGGCGGCCCAGACGGCCTTACCCGTCGCCTGCGCTGCAGCGAGACAGGTTTCGATGCCCTCTCCGACCATGATGTGCTTGCTTGTGGCCGCGAGTCTGACCGCACCGCCGCGGCATGGACCAAGCATCATCTTCTGCGGATGCACGGGCGCCTTTGACGAGCCGTCAGGTGCCAAGAACGTGCGATGAATCGCTCGAAACCCTCCGTCGACACCGCCAGTCACCAACGCGACCATCACCGGCCAACAGGTGCCCGAGGAGTGCTTCAGGTTCATGTGGAGCCGCAGCGATGGTGGGATCGGAGTCGTGATACCTCTCGCTCGGAGATACGTCTCGACGATCGTACCGGTCGCGGGAATAGAGGAACGCCACAGTCGGCGCGCAGCCTCGAGATGCCGATTTCTCTCTCGGTCCGCAGCTGACTCACCGCGCGCTGTTGCCTCTCGACGATGAGTAGGGACTGCATTGGCGCTGAAGCTCGCCCAAAGGCCGCGCGACCGCAGCTTGCTGATCACGTCTTCCTGATCGCAACCCGCGTGACACCGCACGAGGATCTTGCCATTTGAAGCCTCGCGAATGGAAAGGCTTGGGCTTCGATCATCGTGCGCCGGGCATTTCGCGATCCACTCCGAACCAACCCTATGTCCCCCCAAGGCCCTGGCGATCGTTTCAGCCTTCATGCCCTGACTCCGTTGGGCACCGGCGTTTCTCCACGAAGGCGCTCGGCTTCGTATTGTTCAATGTCGTCGAGGCGGTAGACGACGCGGCCGCCGATCTTGAGGTACCGTGGCCCCTGCCCCAGCCAGCGCCAGCGCTCTAGGGTGCGCGGGCTTATGTTCCAGCGGCGAGAGAGATCGACTTGATTGAGGTGACGAGTCGGTCGATCGGCGGGCGGCTGAGTGCAGGCTGCAGAGGTTGCTGCTTGTCGGAGAGGGGTCTCGGGCATTTTGTCTTACCGCGATGTTAGCGCCCGATTGAATCTCTTCGAGCGCGTCTTCAGGAGTTCGCGGTGATCATCACGCTTGCGCCCGGGAAGAGATATGCGCAGTCACGAACAAAGATGTGACTGGCTCAACCTGAAAACTTGAAGGATTTCAACGTGACGAGAGCGGAGTTGTGACAAGCGCCGGAGCGACCTGTGACACCGCCTCCGTGTCCTGCAACTGCGCCGGCTTCACCCGCAGCAAATATGGATTAAGCCGATAGCCCTTCCATTCCTCATTCTGGATCACATCGTGATCATCGAGCTGAATGTCACATCCCTTCAAGAACTGCTGCTCAAGCAGTTTTCGGGTTCGGGAGACGCGCTGGCGCAAGCTTTGCTCGTCGATGCCCAATCGCTTGCTCAGCTCGCGCGCCCCTATGAACCGGAATGAGTCCTTGGCGACGCTGCCTTCGATATCCTCTTCAAACTCCTTTGCCAGCGCACGAACCAGCTGAAAGCCACTGCCTTTCAGCTCGGGCCCACCGCCGAACAGGACTTTGCGGGCAGCCTGGTCGATCGCAAACACTATCGGCTTCCGGACGATGGCCCGTGTGTCGCTTGCTGCCTGCACTGACGCAGATTCCTCAGCTTCAATCGGATCCATGTAGTCGGGCTGTTTGGCGACCGGCGATAGGATCATGGCGAGCAAGGATTTCTCTGGCAAGGAAAGCGCCTGAACCAAGCTTGCGTTGTTCCTCAATTCGCGATCCACGACTTCGACGACTTGCCGACCATATCGACGGTGAAGATCATGAATCTTTCGGGCATTGTCGTCTGGCGTGCCCGGCAAATATGGAAGAGCGCGAAACAACTGGCCGTAGCTTGCGAAAAAGGCCTGTTCCGACACTGTGGCGAGCTTTTGCGCTCTGACCACATAGCACTCGACCAACGTCAAATCGGACCCAGGCTTGTGCTCGCCTTCGAAAAGATCAATCACGTAGTTGTCCGCTGAGTCGTACTCCCCGAGCCCACCAGCGAGGACGCTGAACCGGCGATCAACGCACTGGGAGCAAGTGCCACAATGCCGACTTTGCTTTGTAGCCTCTCGGACGCGAGTGCAGCTGATCGTCTCTGAGATCAGACCCGCACACCCGCGATCGGCAAGGACTTGGACGACGTCAGCCTTGGTCTTCCACACATACGGATTTTCGATGGTGATGGACTCCGACAGGAGCTGAGAGAACAGCCGGCTGCAATCGGCCAAGACCCGTGGGTGGGTCGTGCGACTCGCTCTCGCGCCGAGGACATGCTCGGCGATGGGAAGGTTGAAGCTGACGATGCCGTTCTCGAAAAATCTCAGGTTTCTCTTGCCAAACATTCGCGCGACGATGACGCCAAGCGTGGCGAATAGCAGAGAACGCGAGCGCTGCGTGAACTCGCTCGCCTCCTCTTGGCCCTTGTTAATCGTCACGGGCACGTAGAAGAGCTGGCCAGATTTCGTTCGCTCCCGCAGCGCAGCCACTAAGTTGTTCTGTTTCGACGCGATCATTGTCGAACTCTGATGGCTGACCAACACAACCTGTTTCTGATTGCCAATGAGTTCGTCGACTACGCCGGCGAGAGAGTCGAGCCCTCCAGAGAACAGGATTACCTCTTCCGGCGAAATGGTCTGGGCGGATGGATCGCTAAATCCCAAGTATGGCTGGAGCCCCTTCGACTTGGACGCCTGAACGAATTCAAAGCCGTATTCATCCTCGGTTAGGAAACCGAGTGTCTCGACCAGCGCTTCCCGCACATCATTCCTGGTCCAAACATCCGGACATCGAACAGGTATTTTGAAACGGAACTTTCGGCGCCAATCTGCGCCCATGTCGGTCATGAGTTCTGAGCCGCGCGACGTGAACTGGTCGGCACAATAGACGTAAGCGGCGATTTCCAGCATGTCCGTCAGGACGTCGGGAATATTATCGGCCAGCGGTCCGGAGAGATCGCCGAGATGCAAATTCACCTTGCTCGGCGAGCCGGCAGGTGCATTGACGTTCAGGCTTAACGTGTTGGTCCGGGCGTTTCGGGGAATTTGCAACCCCCCGCACACAACCAGTCGTTCAGGCATTTGCTTCTCTCCGGCGACGAAGCTCCTCCCGAATTTTCCCGAAGGCGACATGCGCAAAGCGGCCCGCTTTGGCCGCATCGATGCCGCCTTCGTATGTGTGCTTTGAGAACCACTCGCCTGCGAACTCCTTGATGATCCGCGATGCCTCCCGACAATGGAGATCGAGCGCTCCCTCGAAATCGCGATGTTGCCGAATAGTACGGAAGCGGCCGTTGACGCCAACGTGCTGCGATAGCTCGCGGCTGAGGAAGTAATTGAGCTGGCGCCGAGAGAGGCGTGCGAAGAAGTCGCGCGCCAGCACAGAGAATTGCTTCACTGTGCCGAGACCACCAAGAGCCTCTCTCGTTTTATCAGCTGTCGCTCCAAACAGGTCTGGCAGTTCACGCCCGGCTACAGCATTCAGACTTTCGGCGGCCGAAAGCTGTGCCATTTCGCCGAGATCTGTCCGGCCGCCGCGGCTCGCCACCTGACGATCGACAGCCTCCGTCATGGCGGTAACGACCTCAATCAGCGTGGGGCGATCGCTGACCTGTAGTCCGAGCTTCTTCAGTTCTGTGGAGAAATCCTCCTGTTTGGCGGCAATGGGAATTTGGGTAAGTAGCCACACCGCATGTTTGACCGCGGGATCGTTACTGGCGTCGATCATTTGACTTTCCGCGGCGATCGATGTCGCAGCCGCGACGTCCTGGACGTCAGCACCGCCGCTGATCAGGTCGACAACCTGCCGCCACTTCCGTGAACTCGAGAGCCTGCCGAGGCGCTGATGACCCATGCAAATACTCTTGGCCCAACATGGGTTGAACAAGCGAGATCAGTGACGGCAATAAGGATGACTCGCCTAAGTCAGCACTCGCGTTACTCGCGTTCCCAGAGGACCCGAAAAACTCCACACGACACCGCCGTGCGGATTAAGGGTCCGCAGGCATGGTTGAAGATGCCAAAGATTGACAACTAAAGCGAATCTTAGGTGCGAGCGGACGCTTTTTGGGCGTACTTCGCAGCCTTCGGCTCACGTGCGCGCTTGACGGCGTTCTTATTATGTTCTCCTATGGCTGGATGTTCGAGGATCTGCCTTTCCGAGGCGAACTCTGGGACGATGGTTGGATCAAGCGGCTTGAAACGCTAGCTACTGCGGGAGACTTCCTTACAGCAAAGGCCGCCTTCGAGGCCGCGGTGCAGCGCCGGCCAAGCGAAGCAATCCTGCTTTGCGATCGAGCGCGGATTGTGATGCGCAGCAAGGAATCATGATGCTTATGAGGCCAAGAGGGACGCTGGAAACGGTGGAACCCAGCGGTTACTATACTGTGGGTTGAGGGAGTTCAGGTCGCGTCAGTTTTGAGAGAGGGGAGTTTTGCCCAATCCGGTTTGCGAAAGGGCTGCGTACGCAGTGCACTTGCCGGTGCGGTTTGACCGTGCCAGTCGCGTGCCGGCCTCGATGGGGAGGCTGCGCGCATGAACCAGGACGACTGCCCTTCTCCCGATCAAGTCGAAAAGGCCCTGATCGACATCGCGATCGAGGGCTGGCGTTTCGCGCGCCTGTTCCAGCGCGTGATCGGCAAGCTCGATGCCGGGGAAGCGAACCGGTATGTCAACCAGCTGCGCTACTTTCAGAAGAAGCTCGATGAAAGCCTTGAGGCAGCGGGCCTGCGGCTTGTGAATGTCGAGGGGCAGGCGTTCGATCCGGGGATGGCAGCTGCCGCGCTCAATCTCGGCGACTTCGGCCCCGATGACGCGCTCGAAGTCGAGCAGATGGTCGAGCCGATCATCGTGGGGCCCGCGGGCCTACGAAAGGAAGGCACGGTGATGTTGCGGAGGGCGGCGCGCCCATGAATTTCGTCGGCATTGATCTCGGAACCACGAACAGCGCCATCTGCTCGTACGACGGTGAGACCGTGCATCTATACAAAAGTCCCGAGCAGCACGATGTCACGCCCTCGGCGATCTTTATCGACAGGCGCGGCAACCGGTATGTCGGGTCGCGGGCGTACAATAATGCCGCGCGCAATCCCGACAATGCGGCGGTTCTGTTCAAGCGGCTGATGGGTACCAGTACGCCCATCAAGTTACCCGCCGTCAACTTGACCGTCACGCCCGAGCAATGCTCCGCCGAAATCCTCCGGGTGCTGTTTGGATATCTCCCCGAAGATATTCGGAGCGATGAGAATACGGGCACGGTTATTACCGTGCCCGCAGCGTTCAATCAGATGCAGAAGGACTCGACGATGGCGGCCGCCGAGGCGGCGAATATCGGGCGGGTGGCGCTGATGCAGGAGCCGGTCGCGGCGGTGATGAGCGTCATGCGCCGGCGCAATCAGGACGGCGTGTTTGTCATCTACGATCTTGGCGGCGGAACGCTCGACATTGCCGTCGCAGAAAGCATTGCCGGACGCGTGAATTTACTCGCGCACGGGGGTATCGCCATGTGTGGCGGCCGCGACTTCGACCGCGCGCTCTACGATAGCGTAGTGAGGCCGTGGCTGGCCGAGCATTTCAGCCTGCCCGATGATTTGAGCGCGAACGACCAGTTCAAGCCGCTGCACCGGCTGGCGGTTTGGGCGGCGGAAAAGGCGAAGATCCAGCTCTCGCAGAGCGAGGACGCGGTGATCAGCCTGCCAGAGACGGAACTGAATGTCCGCGACCGCTCCGGCGCGGAAGTCTATCTAGACATTCCCATCGACCGGGCTGGCTTTGATGCGCTGATCGCGCCGCGGATCGAGGAGTCGATCGCGGCAGCGCGCGAGACTCTGGAGAAGGCCGGGATGCGCCCGGACGATGTCGAGCGGGTCGTGTTCGTCGGGGGGCCGACGCATTACAAGCCGCTGCGGGACAAGGTTGCTTTTGAACTTGGCATCGCGCCGTCAACAGATGTCAATCCGATGACCGCAGTCGCGGAAGGCGCGGCGGTGTTTGCCGAGTCGATCGACTGGAGCTCGAAAAGCCGCGGCCGTAAAAGCGCGAAGGGCGCGCTCAGCCCGAGCGGCGCCCTGCCGCTCTCGTTCCACTATATCGCCCGCACGCCCGATACCCGCGCGAAGCTCGTGGTGAAGGTCGAGGGTCCGGCGGCGGGCAGCGTGGAATTCCAGGTGGAGTGCCTCGGCACAGGCTGGTCGTCGGGACGCCTTGCGCTCAGGGACGGCGTAACGCTGGACCTGCCATTGGCCAAGCCTGGCGAGAATGTCTTCAAGGTCTGGGTGTTCGACGCAAAGGGCGGGCCGGTATGGCTTGGCAACGATAAAATCGTCATTTCGAGAACGGCGGCCAGCGTCGATGCGATCCCTGCCTCCCACTCCATCGCCATTGAGGCGCGCGAGCGCGTTGGCGGCCGCCTCGTCCCGGTTTACCTCGTGCGGGAAGGCGATCAGCTGCCCAAGAAGGGCAGCCTGAAGTTCAAGGCGGAAGAATCCCTGAAAGCCGGAAGCCCCGGCGCGCTCCGGTTCAAACTCTGGGAGGGAGCTATTGAGGACCCCCTGCATGATAATCTGTTTATCGGGGATTTGCTGATCAGGGGCACCGATTTCGACCAGGGTGTTATCGCCGCCGGCGCGGATTTGCTCTGCGCTTATGAGGTTCTCGACTCGGGAAACATCATCATTGAGGTATCCGTGCCCTCGATCGGAGGCACGTTTCGGGGCGGCAATTTCTACTCGCGGCAGGAAGGCCAGACCGATTACACCAACGCGGCGAAGCTGCTCGAAGAGGAATCGCAGCAGGCGGAATCGCGGCTGGATGAGATGGCCGCGAAGATCGACGACGAACAGCTGGACCGGGCGCGCGACAAGCTGGATAGCGCGAGAGCGGGGATGGCCAGCGAAAGCGATCCGGAAACCGCCAAGCAGGCAAGAGGCGATTTGCAGGAGGCCAAGAAGCTGATGGCTGCCGCCCGCAAGCGGCACCTGAAAGTCATGCGGCAACTGGAACTTGACCGGGTGACCGAGTTTTTCGACAACGCCGTCCGGGAGCATGCGCGCCCGTCGGAGATTTCGACCTTCGAGAACCTCGTGCGGACGGCGCAGCGGAAGATCGATAGTGCGACGAGCGATTTCGAATCCTACCTTGATGAATTGCGCGGCAAAGTGTTCGGGATTCTTGTCCGTCAGGACTGGTTTGTCGTCGCGCGGTTCAAGCACCTCGCGGAAAATGCCTATCTGTTTCCCGATGCGGAAGAACATGCTGAATGGGTGCGAAACGGCATGGAGGCGCTGCGGGCCGACAATATCGACAAACTGCGCGAGGTCGTGGCGCATCTTGAACAATGCCGGATCGGGTCAAGCACGGAGGACGATATGCTTGCCGCCGCGAATATCGTGCGGGGCTGATCGATGGCGCTTGAGGGGTGGCTGCCGATCGGACACAAGCTATCGGACGGGTTGATTTCGAAGATCGCCCTGTTCGAGGGGCCGCATTGGCAGATCCTCGAAACGGACGGCCGCGGGCGCGTCCTGATCGTCGATGACGGCCTCGCGGCCCGGTGGATCGGTACGGGGCTGATCGACGCAGCGCAGCTTGCCCCGCTGGCCTTTGGCAAGAGGACGCTTCGCTTCCTGTCCTCGGGTCCGGGCCAGGACCTGTGCCCGGTATCCGAAGCGGAATCGTTCGGCACGAAAAGCGACGCTCTGGCTTTTGCTGCCGCTCTCAGCGCCACGCGCGCCATTGACAAGGATACGCCGCTTCAAGATGCGATTTATGTCGAGAGAATCAGCAGGCTCCTGCCGACCTACAGCATCAGCTCCCGGGCCGACGATGCGCTAGTGCTTGGGTACTGGCTGACGGGCGGCGCCAATGTGTCGGCGCGATCGTTCCGGCGCCTGCGCCAGATGGCCGGTTTTCTCAGCGTATCCGACCTGAAGGATGTTGTTGCCGCCGCGCGAATTGAGATAGCCGAGGGCACGGGCGCCATGTCCCGCCCCGCGACGCAAGAAAAATCGGCGGGCAGGGTTCGCGCGAAAGAAGGGGACGGCATGGCCGGGGCTCGAAGATTCGCGCTGCCCGGCCGCCCGGAGCTGGAATCGTTCTTCAACGAACACGTCATCGACATCATCGAGAACAGCGAGCGGTACAAGGCGCTCGGGATCGGGTTCCCCGGCGCTGTCGTGCTTCACGGGCCGCCGGGCTGCGGCAAGACATTTGCGGTAGAGCGCCTGATCGAGTTTCTCGGATGGCCGAGCTTTGAGATCGATGCGTCGAGCGTCGCGAGCCCGTACATCCACGAAACCAGCCGGAAGGTTGCCGAAGTCTTCGACAAGGCGATGGAAAGCGCGCCGTCGGTGCTTGTGATCGACGAGATGGAAGGATTTTTGGCGGAGCGCGCCCTCGATTCGGGCCAATACCGTGTTGAGGAGGTCGGGGAATTCCTGCGCCGCATCCCCGAGGCAACGAAGAACGAAGTCCTGATCGTCGCGATGACGAACAGGATCGATATGATCGACCCCGCGATTCTGCGCCGGGGGCGGTTTGATCATATCATCAAGGTCGGTCACGCCAGCGAAACTGAAATCCGGTCCTTGCTGGACAAGCTGCTTTCGGAGATCCCGAAGGAAAGCGATGTCGATGCCGCCCCGATGGCAAAGAGGCTGGCTGGCAGGCCCCTTTCAGATGTCGCCTTTGTGGTGCGCGAAGGGGCGCGGCTCTCGGCGCGGGCGGGGCGCGAGAAGCTGGATCAAGAAAGCTTGCTCAAGGCGCTGTCGGCGACGGCGGCGCGCGGCGGGGAAGACGATCATCGGCGCATCGGCTTTGTATGAGGCGGGCGGTGGTATCGGACGAGGCGCAAGAGGGAAAGCAGCCCGGCAAGGGATTTGCGGGGCTCGACTCCATGCTCTCGGACGTGGACGGGGCGGCCCGCAAGGTCGAAACGGAAAGCGCCGCCCGCGCCGCGGGGAACGCTGCGCCGTCACAGGAAAGCGCTGCCCAGCCAGGGCCTGCGCAGCGGACGCGGCAGCGCCCCGTGGCGTCGGAGCCGGGTCACGCGGAACCGGCTGCCCCGCCGCAGCGGGGACCATCGGGGCGGGTCGCACGCGACCCCGGTGCGGGGGTCAGATGGCTTAAGTGGGGCGGCGCCGCGCTCGTGCTTTACCTGCTCTGGCTCGGGTCGTCCTCGGACAAGCCGTCCTCGCGCCGGTATGACCCGCCGCCAGCCACAACTGGCATCGATTTTTCATCGCAAGCGGCGCTCACCGAGGAAAAGCCGCCCGTGGGCACCGACCGTGTCTTGACGACAGCGCAGCTCCGGTACTGCGTATCCGAAAAAATTCGCGTTGAGGCGGCGAACAAGGCGCTCAATGTCTATGTGTCGTCGGACGTGGACCGGTTCAACGCGATGGTCGATGATTACAACAGTCGCTGCGGTTCGTTCCGGTACCGGCGCGGCGCTCTGGAGAGCACGCAAAGAGACGTAGAGCGCAGCCGCTTCTTACTGGAAGTCGAAGGGCGCGCGCGCCTGTCTCAGACTCTGGGGGGCCGATGAGCACAACGGGAACGCGCGCCGAGCTTGCCGGCCGGCTTTCGCGTTTGCAGCCGCAGGAGCCGGGGGAACCAGGGCAAGCCGTGTGCTTCCGGTGCGGCGGCGATAAGGCCGGTCCGCTCGCCCCCTGCGGCCAGTGCGGCGCGATCCCGCGCAGCGACGATGATCTCTCGCTTTCGCTGATCCTGTGCCGGCAATTATCGCCGGCGGCGCAACTCGCGCAGTTCGCGCAGCAGATCAGGTCCGGGCATGGCTTGCAGATTTCGGACAGCCTGCGCGCAAAGGTGCGCGAAGCCCTCAATCATCCGCAGCTGGCGGCGATGCTAAGAGCCGGCCGCCGGATGGGTCAGCTGGCGGATACAGGGGTTGCGGACGGCAATGGCGCGGCTGCCGGGGAGCCCGCCCCTGCCGCTGCAGCCCCGCCCCCGCCCGGAAAAGAGACGTCATTGCATCGCAACGCGTTCTGGCTTCTCGGCGCGACCGCCCGTGACAACCGGCGCCGCCTTGTGGAGCTTGCCGAAGAAAAGGCGTTCGAGCACGAGGCCGAGGCGTGCCAGAAGGCGCGGTCCGATCTCACGACCCCGCGCAGGCGGCTCGGCGCCGAAGTGGCGTGGCTGCCCGGCGTATCGCCGGGCAGAGCCGCGCAGCTCATGCAGCTCCTGTCACGCGATCCCCTCTCCATCCGCAAGGAGGCAGGGCTGCCGCCGCTGGCGCAGGCTAATCTGATGACGGCGTCCCTTGAGGCGGCTGAATCGCAGGAGTGTACGGAAGGGATCGCCGATTTTATTATCGAGGTTGCGCGTCTCGTCGACGACGTCGCGGCCGAGGACGTGATGCGCGATGTCAACGAGGACCGCGCCATCGCCGGCTTCCCGGAGATCAGCAGCGTCGATGAGGTGGAAGCCGCGCTCGCCGAGAGGACGCGCTATTACCGCGATGCGGTCAAGGGCGCGCTGGAGCGGCTGCCGACGCTCGCACTTGTCGATGTTATGACGCAGGTCCTTGAGGAGACGACGTGCGGCGGCGAAGAGCACGCGCCGGCCCTGATCGACTTGCTTGTGGACAGCTATGAAATCGAAACGCAGGGCTTTCTCGAAAAGGAGGCCGAGAGCGCGCGAAAGCTGATCGAGGCCACACGCGATGCCGCGCCGCAGGGCGAAGACGCGCTGGCGCCGCTGATCGATCAGATCGAAGCCGTTGCGCGCAATTGGGACAAGGTCGCGCAGCCGGTCCAGCTCGGCTTCAAGGCGCGCGGCACCGGGCATGCGCCAAGCCTTGAACTCGCGCATGCGATCCGGGGTTTGGGTGTCGATCTTTGCAACGAGCATGGCATGACAGCGCCCGCGCAGCGCCTGACGGCCCTGCTGCAGGAGCTGTTTGCGGAATTGCCAGAATTCATCGAACAGACCGAAGAGGATGCGGAGGCGCTGGGCGACCTCCTGCGCAGAAAGGAAGAGCTGGAGGCCGACAGGGAGAAATGGGAGCGCGAGATTACGTACAGCGCCGAGGTTGGAGTGTTGTCCAAGACCAGGCTGAGTATTTCGCCGCAGGGCGTCTCGTGGGGCAAGATCGCGTTCCCGCTGGAGGCTATTACGCGCGTGAGATGGGGTGGGATTCGGCACTCGGTCAATGGAATACCGACAGGCACCACCTACACCATTGCGTTCGGCGACGACCGGGCTGAGGCGATTGTTGAGCTCAGGCGCGAGGAAGTGTTCGGCAACTTCGTCAGCAAGCTTGCGATGGCAGTCGGCCCGCGCCTTCTGACCGAGCTTTTGCGCACGCTGATGGCTGGCAAGGAAGTACGATTTGCGGAGGCGATTATCCGCGATGACGGGCCTACGCTGCCGAAACACAAATTTTGGGGCGGCAACGAGAATGTGAGGTGCACCTGGAACGACGTCCAGGTGTGGAGCGCTGACGGGGCGTTTTATATCGGCGCGAAGCACGACAAGAAGGTCTATGCGGGGCTTTCTTACATATGCTGCGCGAATGCGCATCTGCTGGAACGCGCTATCCGTGTCGCCTTCGAAAAACCCGGCATGCGGGTGCTCAGTGATTTGCTCGGCGGCTGAGCGCGACTGAACAGGTCCGGTCATGAGCCTGGATCCTCTGCATTTGATTTCCGCCCATCCGTGGCAGCGCGCCGCGTTCACAACCTACGCGCTGAGCCTCTCTTTCTTTGAAGCGATCGTGCTCGACGCCCTCGTTCGCGCTGAAGCGCATGAAGCGTTGATCCTCGCCGATGTGGACGGTGTTCGCGCGGCTTTGGGCGAACAGGGCGCGCGCCGCGTGGGCCGGGATTATGAGGTCGAGCCTGTCGCCGTCGAAGCCGGCGGGGTGTTTCATCCCAAGATTACGGTCCTTACAGCTCCGGACGAGTGCCATTTGCTGGTCGGCTCTGGCAATCTGACCTTCGGCGGCTGGGGCGGAAACTTCGAGGTGATCGAACATCTGCATCCAAGCTTCGCGGCGGACGCCATAGAGGATGCGGCTGGATTCTTCGATCTGCTCTCCGCCACCGGCCACATACGCCATGCAGCCGGTGAGCACTGTGCCTCGATCGCCAGCGATCTGCGCGCCGCGATACGCGGCACCTCCAGGAATGGCGGCATACGTATTTTCCACAGCCTGGATGGCGCCATCTCCGAGAAACTGGTCGAGGCGGCAGACGATTTGGGTGGGGCCACCCGTCTCGTCGTCGCGGCTCCATTTTGGGATGAGGGATCCGCGCTCGACCGGCTTTGCGCTGGGCTGAAACTCGACGAAGCCTTTCTCCAGGTTCACCCCGGTGGCACCGTGGAGGGGAACATCGGATCGAACTGGCCTGCCCGCGCGCGAAGCCGCGTCCGGCCCGTGACGCTCGATCATATGAATGAGCCCGACCCCCGGCGGCTGCATGCGAAGCTCCTTGAAATCCTGTGCAAGCGCGGCCGCATCTTGCTCTCCGGAAGCGCCAACATGACCGCGGCTGCGTTAGGCGCGCGGCGCAACGTCGAAGCTTGCGTAGCGCGCATCCAGCGGGAGCCTGTGTCGGGCTGGCGCTTCCGCGCGACGGAAGCGCCCATCCTCTGGTCTCCGTCGGAGAGTGAGTTGCACGACGAGGAGAGCCTTCTGGGAGTGCTGCGCGCCGTGCTCGAAGGGGACCAGATCGCGGGCCAGGTGCTCTCGCCCAGCATGACCGGCGCGGCCTCTTTCTCGCAACTCACTACGGAAGGACCGGAGCCTTTGGGTGAGGCCGACATCGCCGCAGATGGCTCGTTCAGCATCATCACTCCGGGTCTTGAGATGCAATCCTGGAGAGGCGGCCGCCTGGTCTTGCGCGTCGAGAATGCCAAAGGCCAGCGCGCGGAGGGCTTCATCTCGGTGGCAGCTTTCGCCGAGATCACGCGGCGAGCTGGCGCTATGGGAACGCGGCTGCTAGCTCTGCTGGCAGGGACGGAGACTCCGGCCGACGTTGCGGCCATTATGAGTTGGTTTCACGACGATCCCACGCGGCTGCCCTCGGCGCGGGCGAGCATGGGCGGCGGCGGTGATGGCCGCGGCCCAGGTGAGACCGGCCAGACCATCGCCGTCTCCACGTTAAACAGCGCCCATGCTCTTCACCACACGGAGCGAACAGGATCCGGAGGGTCCGGCGCCGCAAGCTGGTCGCGGTTCATGCAATGCGTGTTCGCGGCGTTCCGCGAGAAGCGCGGCCCGCTTGGCCATGCTGGAGTCGGGCACAAGGGAGACGACGACGATGACGTCGAAACGCAGGATCCAAGGGAAGCCGCGCGCACACAGCGGTTCGTGCAAAGCTCAC